CTATGCCTTGAAGCATAAGCAATTTGTCAGCTTTAAGACTCCGAAGGAGGCTGAGGCATTTGCCAACAATGGCTACAAGAAGGGCTCTATGTATGAAGTACCACAGCAAGACCATGTGCAGCAACTACTACAGCAAGCGATAAGCCCTAATCATAAGTAATGGGAGTAGGGCTAAAAAAGCGCCTGCACCATCTCGCGTGTTATATACTTTATTTTTGGGCCGGTGCAGCGAATACGCACTACCAGAAGGGCAGTCAACCCTAGGCTAGCGAGCGTAGCGAGTGCCGGGTTGTACGGCCTGCATTGGTAGGGCATACTTCGCGAAGGCTGGTTCGAAAATAGAGGGCGTTAATACAAAACTACTATAAGGAGTTATAGGACAATGGAATTAAATAGGAAAGCATTAGCATTACCCTGGGAGTTTGATGTAGAGGAGGTAGCTCATTTACAGGCTATATTCTCATCTGACTTAGTACAAGCCTACTTACAAGCCCTAAAGCACATGGCCTTATCTAATCGGTTGATAGAGCCTAATGGAACAACCATAACCGATGTAAAAGCTGCAAATGACTACATGGCAGGTCAGGAGTTTACTCTCGATGCCTTACTCGCAACACCAATCTATATACCCACAATAAAGGAGTCACACAATGTTTAGCAATCTGTTCGGTAAATCTAGTATAGAACAACCCCAGAAGCAACCCCCTGCAGTAGGGGCAAAAGATCAAATTAAGCCTAATGGTATGAATCCTGCTGATCCTAAAGCCGCTGGTGTAGCAGATCCCGCCAATCCAGATTCTGGTAAATCTGCAGTACACCCCCTTGACGCATTCAAAGATTTATATAAGGTAGATCCTAAAGACGGGCAAAAGGCTAGTAACAGACTGGAACTACCAGATGAAATATTCGACAAAGTACTCCCTGGTATGGACTTCACCGCTGGCTTATCTCCCGAATTACAACAGCAAATAGCAGCAGGCGATAGCAAAGCAATGCTAGCAGCCATCCAGCAATCGGGGGCTACTGCCTACAAAACCGCAATGCAACACAACGCTATGCTAATGAACGATAACCTTGATAAACGCTTTGAAGCTTATAAGGCTACCGTTAAGCAGAATGTAGATACTAACCTCACCTCTAGTGCTCTGGCCTCGTTGCCGAATGCAGACAACCCCGTAGTTAAGGCCGAACTAGACCGTGTAGCTTCTCAACTCCGTACCAAATACCCTGATGCACCTAACAATTGGATAGTAGAGCAAACTAATACATATCTTAGTGAGTTAGGTAAGCAGTTGTCCGGTAGTACCCAACCCCAGAAACAAGCCCTCCCAGAATCCGTAGACTTTGCGGAACTCCTCAAGCAGGATAATTAAATTCATATAGCATAGGAGATAACTATGCCCTTTACTACTGGTGTATTTAACACCACATTCAATCCGAACCAATTAAATACACGTTCGTTTAACGCGGCCATTCTACGACTGTTCCCAAATGGTACAGCCCCGTTGTTTGCACTTACTGCCCAGACTAAGAAAGGGCGTGCTAAGGCTGCAACTCACGGTTACTTCACTAAGACTTTCCAATTCCCTTCCATTACTATGGGTGCGGGTGCGGCTGTTGCAGCTACTACTACTTTGACAGTGCTATCCACTGCTGGTCTTGTGGCTGGTATGATCTTCCAGGTTAAAGCCTCCCGTGAGTTAGTTAAGGTGCTTACAATTCCAACCGCTACTACTGTGACAATCACTCGTGGCTATGGTCGTATTGCAGCTGGGGCTATTGGTGCTAACGTAATTCTATCGGGTGTGGGTAATGCGCACATTGAAGGTTCTAACCGACCTACTGCTCGTGGGATTACTACTGTATACGTACCTAACTTCACACAGATTTTCCGTAATGCTTGGGCTGTAACCGACACTGCGCGTGCTTCTCTGGTTGAGGCTGGATTTGGTAACGTTACTGAATCTCGTAAGGATGCCATGCTAATGCATGCTGGTGATATGGAATCTACATTGTTCCTGGGTCAGGCACAGATGATTACCACTGGTACTGCTCCTGAACATACTACTCAGGGCGTTATTGATGCTGTATATCAGTATGCACCTATTAATATTAAGGCCGCTGCAGCTACTACCAATTATACACAGTTGGTATCTATGCTGGAGTCCATGTTTAAGTATACTTCTGACATGGGTAATGCTAAGCAGCGTATCGCTTTTGTGGATTCGGTAGCCTTACGTGTACTAAACGACATTGGCCGTCTCAATGGTGTAGTGGAAATTACGTCCTCTGAAACTACCTTTGGTTTGTCTTTCACTACTATCAAGTTCTATAAGGGTACTATCCGTTTGATTGAGCATCCTATGTTCAATGATCTGGATGCCTTGGCTGGTACTATGGTTGTGATTGATCTGCCTGCTATTCGTTTAGCTTATATGGAAGGCCGTGACGCCAAGACTGAAGAGTATGGTATTGGTGGTAAGCCTGCCTTGCAAGGTGAGGATAGTGTAGGTGGTTCACTTACTAGTGAATTCGCATGTGAATTGGTTAATCCTGCGTCTTGCGGTATTATCTCTGGATTGACTGCCGGAGCCGCAGGATAAACTAGCCCAATCGGGGGAAGGTAGTCGCTTAGGCTACCTTCCTACCTTAACAATTTAAGGAGTTTTATAATGGTAACCACGAATCCACTACTGGATAAAATCAGGAATAGTGCAGCTACGCCTGCAGAGCCTACGCCTGTAATTATTACCCCTACGCCAGTGCCTGAACTTGCTGCTGCTAAGGGCGAAGTACTGTTTGATTTACTATCGAATCAGATGCCTGTACGCACTGCACTATCTGGAGGTCAGGAGGTCAGTTTCCCCTATGTGACTAGCGACCCTGCCGAAATTAAGTTCCTGAGGGCATTTGCTAAGCATTGCGGGCTACTCATTGTAGTCGAAGGCAAGTAAATAGTCATGGCGTTAGGTGATGTTATCACCACGGTAATGGATGTTACAGGTAGGCCTGATAAGGAAACCTATATTCGGGCTACTGTAACTTCCATTATTCGTATGCTGGCAGGACTAAAGGATGAGCCTCTTAGCTTAGTAGATGCACCACAAGCAGTAAGCAACACACTACTGGTGCATAGTATAGTGGCCCCTACCGATTTAAGGGAAGTTGCCTATATTCGGCCTAGCCAGTATAATGCATTTCTTACTAAAGTTAATCCTCGTAAAACTATGCTGCATGGAATGCCAGTAGTTAATTGCTACTATAGGCAGGGGTCGAATATTATTATTAATTTGCAGCAGGGGCATCAAACCAGTTTATTAGTATTCGGTTATTATGCTCATCCTTCAGTATTATTGAATGATATGGCTACAAATTGGGTACTGGACAATTATCAGGATGTGGTAATTGATCTACTTAGTGCTAAGGTATTTAGAATTACAGGAGACACGGATAGTGCTACAGGTGTAGAAGGTGGCACAGCTATTAGGATTCAACAGATTATTGACTCTTCCAGTACTGATGCATTTGTAGGTTAATATGCTAGGGAATAATAAGGCCTTTAATAGGGAGTCTAGTAGCCCTGGTAGTATGGGATCTGCTAGTAATCAACTCACGTTAATAGCAGGTGAAACTTTAGGTTATCCTCGTGCAGTAATGTTAGACGTGTTTAATAATGTAGTTTTATTTAATCCTACTAGTGCTGTTGCAGGTAGTTTAATAGGGGTTACAATGCATTCTGCTGCTCTTGGGACTACAGTTGATATTATCACTCAAGGGAAATTAACGTATACTGGTTGGGGATTGGTTTCTGGGGCAGTTCAGTATGCGGGAGCCCTAGGGATAATATCTAATAATCCTGTAACATCAGGAAATCAGCAGGCATTGGGCTTAGCCTTAACAACTGATAGTATTCTGATTAAGGATCTACAATCTGTAGATTTAATATAAAGGAGAATTAAAAATGGCGGAAAATGTAGAGGTAATTAGTGGTGTATTAACTCGTAAGGTGCCGAATAGTGTATCCGCAGGCGCACCCGATGCGGCTAAAATGGTTCAATTGAATGTTGCGGGGAAACTTGATGTTAGTCTCCTACCATCTGCTGCGTTAAATGGGTCAGAGGACTATGTATTGATTGCCTTTGAAACACTGGCGGCAGGCGATTTGGTAAATGTGTTTGCTAACGCTGGCGTGGCTAGTCTTCGCAAGGCCGATGCAACTGATAATACTAAACCCCCGATGGGCTATGTGCAGGCCGGTGTTACTGCGGGTGCAACGGGTACAGCACGACTGGGTAATGGTGTAATTACTGGTATGTCTGGCCTTGTTATTGGTGCTCGTTACTATGCCAGTGCAGCAACTCCCGGGGGCATTACATTAACTCCTCCCACTGTTGCTGGTAACGTGGTTTATCCAGTGGGGCGTTCTAAGTCTACTACTGAATTTGCCTATGTTGATGATACTTCTGCGATTACATTAGCCTAATGGCACTTCGTAAGCCTCTAGTTATTATTGCTGGTGAAGTACAAGAACTGCCAGTCACTGATTTCGTTGCCACAGGAACGAGTGAGGACATAGGTGTCCGCTATAGGTTTACTACTGCGACTAAAGTGGTTCCTTTAAACTTCCAATACTTAGTGAGTGGCACACTAAGTATTGGAAGTACAGCTACACTTAATGTTGTTGGGCAGGTGGTTATTATATGAGTGACTTACAGATAGCCCTTAATACTAGTACTCCTACTCCTCCACCGGTAGGGTTTCTTGCGTTGTACTCTAAAATAGATGGCAAATGGTATCAGCAGGATAGTAATGGTATAGAAAGCCTGCTAGACTCTCCTCCCTTAGTATCTTCTGTAGCTGGCAAGACTGGAGCAATTAATCTAGTTAAAGCCGATGTGGGATTAGCCAGTGTGAACAATACTAGTGATGCTAATAAGCCCGTTAGTACGCGCCAGCAAGCCGCTTTAGATGCAAAGCTAGGTGTGGTAATTCCTGCCCTCGCAGTAACAAAAACAGCCAACGCCGTCACGAAGCCGCTCAGAGTTGACGTAGCAGACTGGCATCCCGCAGCACGCAAGCATTGGCTATATGGCACGCATCGTAGTTGGAATACGGAAGCATTAAACACAGCTACTCGCGGTAGTAAGATGACAGGGCCAGCTAAGTTCGCTGTTGTCCTTGAGTTATCCCTATTATCCATCTATGACTTAACGGAACCCAGTGCGCCACTCTGGCGGTCACGAACGGTAATTGGTGCTTCAAGTGCAGCCATGCTAAACGGCGTATTGGTTATTGTGACAGGCACAGGCTTAGTCGTTGATAACTACATTTTAGACAGCATAGATAACGCACCGAATTACACTACTGCGACTACCCCTGCCATAGTAAATAACACAGTCAATTCAGTAGCAATAACCACCCGCTCTGGCGCACCACTGGATAACAACGGCGTGCCTAAGCCTACTATTGCGGCCTTTACCGACGGTGGCCCTAGTATAATCCATAATGATGGTACAGTAGCTAATTTAACATACACTGAGGTTATGTCTAACTCGTCGCAGTACGGAGGGTTCACTACTAACGGTGGTCTATGGTATGGTTCAAGACATATTGGCACATCGTCTGTCTATGTGTTGGAATACACAACTATTCCACAGGCTACAACAAGCGCGGCCCCCGATGCGCTATATACAGTTATTTCACAAATGAGACCCAATGTGAGCTTGTATATCCTAAATGAAGCTGCTTCAAATACGGTTACTACGGAATTAGTTGCAGGTAAATATATAGGCAACCCTTCGGGTCTGACGATAATTCATCGCAACCCAACAACCCCAGCAAATGGCATGGTTGCCTATATAAACTCACTCTACAACACAGGCTACATGGTGGGCGACATCCGCCGATGCGTACTAGCTAACGTCGATAATGCAAGCTTAACACTAACAAACGGCACGGTAATCCCAGACCGCAGTGTGAAGAACAGCACTGGCATGACCGTAGTCGGCACTATCACGCAGACAGTTAATGCTGGTGGCGTTAATGTGTATAGTGGGTTCAGCGCAGCTAACTACTTTAGTGAAGCTTCGCATGCTGATTGGAATGCTTTAGGCACTGGCGATTTCAGTATTATTATGAGCGGTGTTAAGTGGGGGACTGCTGGGACAAGTCGCGGAGTGTTTACTTGGGGCGATGGTATCACCGTTGGCTCCATAGGATTGTTTATATCCACAGCAAATAAAATTACGCTGTATATCCATAATGGCGCATCGTACACAGCAAACAGTTTTACTGTTACACAGGCTCTTACCGATACCGCTGAACATGTTCTAGTGATGTCGCGCACATCGGGCACAGTGTCATTTATTGTAGATGGTATGCTGCAAGCTGGAACGCTAGCAGGCTCTGCAGCACTCACTGTCAGCAATTCTGCTGGTGCGTTATTGATAGGTAATGGTGTTGGTGCGCTGGCCGCACCGTGGACAGGTGGTCAAGTACGCAATGTACGCATTTCCGCAACAGTGCCCACAGCAGAGCAATCATTATTCATTGCACAGCAGGAGAACGCATTGAATGGTGGCACACTAGCTCTACTATCAGCAGACGCAGTAACAGCCCTCGATTACAACAAGAAAGCTGACTTACTATCCGTTGAAACAGCAGCAGGCTACGACTACGTTAATGGCTTACGCGTTGTGAATAAAGGTGTCGCTAAGACAGATGTTACAGACATGGGCTTTGATCGCATCCAGAAGGATGCTACGCATGTGTATATCAATACTCCTGCTATCAGCGTGCGTGAAGCTTTAGAAGCTGATGCGGCGGATACTGTCCGGCCAACTGTACTAACTAAACTAACGGCTGTAGGCACTACGCTAACCTTTCCTAAAGGCTTCACGCCCATCCGGGTGAATGCGGCGACCGGTACTTACGTTAGCCTATCCACCAATACTCCACAATTTGATGGTTTCCTGTATAGCCTCCAGTCTGGAGTTATCAATGGTACTGTGTACGATGTTGAAATGAAGGAGGTGGCATAATGATAGACCTGATGGGTAATACCACATACACGACAGAAGAACTAAAAGCACGGGCAATGGCACGGCTATCCGAACAAGGACTAGGACTAGCTGAACGGCTGGCTAACCTTGAACGCATTGCTTATTCCGTACTTGACCCTACCGGCCATCCCATAACTGATGCGGCGCAGGTGGCTGGTATCGGGGCGGCACTCACAGCAGTCGAAGACTCCTATAAGGCAGAGTTTGTGGCTAATGGTAAATTGCTGACTGTTATAGGCTATGAAAAAGCACAGGCACGAGTAGCAGTTCCCGCATTAAAGGCCACGGATAAAGACGCAGACGGTAACTTATTGTACCCGCTAGTCGATAACAGTAATCCGGGTGGCACTACAGTACTGAGTACAAACCCTGCCATCATAGCAGACCAAGCAGACCGCACAGCGGCACATGTAGTCGTTACAAGGGCATCGGTGGCAACGAAAGCACTGGCTATCAAGCGTGCTAAAGCAGCTATAGCCGTAGCGCCGAAATGAGAATATTTCACCGTACTGGCTTCCCCATCCCCCGGAACAGTGCGGCTATCACTATAGGTACATGGATATTCATTCGCCCGGGTACTAACGTATTGCCTCACGAAAAAATTCACGTTAGGCAGTTCATGGCACAGCCATTTACATTCTGGCTACGCTATCTGTTTAGTAAAAAATGGAGGCTGCGCTATGAGGCAGAAGCCTATGCTACATCTGTAAAGAATGGGGCATCAATCAATATGGTTGCTGATGCCCTAGCACTGGACTATAAATTAAATATAACACTTTCCGCAGCGCGGAATGCCATTAGCAAATACCTATGAAAGCAGGGATACCATAATGAATTATAACGGTAAGGAACGTCGCAGTGAACTATCCCAGTCAGTGCGTGCGTGCATGTCAACTGAACTAGCAAAGCATGAGGAAAAGGAGCAAGAGTGGCTAGACCAGCATAAGAAAGATGATGCTGCGTGGCTGTCAGAGCATGAGCGTAAAGACATAGCTGCACATGACACAGTGTGTGATAAACTAGACTCATTAGCTAGCGAGCAAATCAAAATAAAAGAGTTGATCAATGAGGTTAAGTCCGTGTGGGATGGGCTAGGAGCAGTAGGTAAGGGTGTCATCTGGACGGCTAAGGTGCTCGGCAGCCTTAGTGTTATTACCGGCTCCATCTGGGCGGTGGTGCATTTCGGCCATAAGCCATGAACCCTGACCAGCGCAAGCCGGGCAAATGTTACTACACGGGTGAAGAGGGCAGATGCTATCACTCGTGCAATGACTCAGGCATGTGCTCTGATAACAAATACTGCCTCGTTGCACTAATGAGAGAAGCAGCCGGGGCTAGAGACATTAACCCCTGTGGTAAACGGTGTAAGGATATGCCGTTAGGGTTTAAGGGTTGTGGTAGCGTGTATTGTATTCATGTCAAAGGAGAAGAGTAGCATGTCAAAGATTATGGATTTGATAGTTAGCCATGAGGGCGTACGATACTTACCTTATAAAGATTCACTAGGCATACAAACAATAGGTGCAGGTCATAATCTGACTAAGCCTCTATCATCGGGTGCGGTCATGTTGATACTGGCTGATGACATAGCGGACGCCCGCCACGACTGCTATACGTTTGACTGGTTTCCCTACCTTGGCTCTGTTCGGCAGGCTGTAGTCATAGATATGATATTTAATATGGGATTAGCACGATTTAAGGGGTTTAAGAATACGATCAGTCACCTTGCAAGGGGTACATATAGTGCCGCTGCGCTAGAAATGCTGGATAGTAAATGGGCGACTCAAGTTGGCAAGCGGGCACTCGAACTATCTAATATGATGCGTACTGGCGAGTGGCAATAGGAGTTAATATGTGGTGGATTATTACGGGTATCATAGTGGCAGCACTTGCAGGAGTTAGTGTATGGTATATTGCTAACTTTGATTTGTACTAATCATGGGACTACTTGATTTTAATTTATCTGATGTGGGTGGCATACTAACCAGCGCAAGGGAAGCCATAACTGGGGAGAAGATTAAAGACCCTACTGAGATGGCCAAGGTTAATTTACAATTGCAGGCGTTAGAGAATGCTCTTACTACTGGTCAGCTAAAGATTAACGAAGCAGAGGCTCGGAGTACGAATTGGTTCGTAGCTGGTGGTAGGCCATTCATAATGTGGGTATGTGGATTTGCATTACTTTATGCTACAATACTAGAGCCTTTTGCTAGGTTTATTGCAGTACTGGTGTATGGTTATACTGGGTCTTTTCCTGTTATAGATACCAACCTAACAATGCAGATATTGTTAGGTTTATTAGGCTTGGGTGGGATGCGCAGTTTTGAGAAATATAAGGGTGTACATAATGAACGCTAACCAGGGGATTAACTAATGCCATTACCTATTGATGCATACCCATTAGCTACACAGGATGGACAGCAGATTCGTCTTGATTTAGTTAGGGTAATTGACCTAAATACTGTGGCTTTTAATAATCTTACTGGTAGTGCAGTTAATGCAGGTTTAGTGGTGATTGATGCCATCTACGTATTTTTTGCTACATCCGATTGCATAGTGGCATTTACTGGTATCGCTAGCAAGACCCTAAATAATACGCCAGCTGTATTAGTGGCCGCAGGAGAACGTGTTACCTGCCTGCTACCTGTGGGTGCTACTGGCATAAGTACCATTGGACTTAGTGCTAGTGGTATCTTGTACATACAGAAGGTAGCAGCTTTCGCGGGCTTAGCTAATACCACAACATTGGGGAATCAGTAATGACTAGAAAGAGTTATCCTATAGATATTAAGAAACCTGTATTTCCATTCGGTCAGGAGTATTGGCCCAATAGAGCAGAGCCTGATTCGGCTGATATTAAGTTTGGTAGGGCTACGGAAGTGCGTGCTGTTGATATTCGCAATGCCCTTCCTACCCCTTTTGGCTTTACATCGTTCTTTGGTGAAGCCCCGCTAGAATTGCCTAATTTGCCTAAGGGTACTGAGAGGTTATTTACTTACCAGGATTCTTCAGGGAATAATGTACTAATTGCACTGGGGATGTATGGTGCTCTATTTAGTACTACTGGAACTAGTTGGGATGCCTCAGAGGCTCCTGGAGTTGCAGCCCTATACGCAGGTGGAGATTACCAATACACTGACACTAGTAAGAGCTCTATAGTGAATAGTATAATCTTAAATGCTACTATAGATAACCCCTCCATATTGCCGGGGTTTACTTATGCTGCTGGTAATGGCACAGCCCCCTTTACACAAGATATTATCATGATTCCCATTAAGGGTACTGGTAGTGTACGCACTTACTATGCTCCTGAAGTTACACAAATGCCCTTAGATGTACCCAGCGTATATGATTCCTTAGTGGCCTATATAAATCCTGCTGTAGGTACTCCTGTGGTAGGAGATACCTATGTATTATCCCATATTGCAGATTGGTCTTATCATACCGCAGTAGCAGGAGATACAGAAACAGATATTGTAGACGCCTTAGTGGCAGGCATTACTACCCGATTTACTTCGCGGGGCATAACAATAACGAAGGATAATAACAACCAGCTTAAACTAGTCTCTGGGGCTAATTGGTCAGCAACTAAATTGGAGAATCCAACTGCTTATAAGATACCCTCTGTACTACCTGTTCTTGGCACTTTACTTGGTACCTTATCAGCTACTAGGTTACCCTTAGATTTACCCATCTCTGCTAATGGTAACCTACTTCAATGCGTTTTCCACTCTACCAATCCTTTAACCTCAGGGAGTTTTCGATTCTATGGCAGTAGTGATTACCCTTTAGGAGGTTCCTATTCACCAGTAATTTATACTACAGTTAATAGTATTTCAGCGGATGGCCGACTATCATTCGCAGCCCTTAATCAGCTAGTTACCTCAGGAGAAGCGTACTTAATTCCGGCACCTGAATACCTAGTAGCCTTTGACCGAGTGTCAGGGACAGTACCCGTAGATTTAACCGTGGATATTTATGACTCTGGTATACCCATTACAGGTCAATTACTTGGTAGTCGTAATCCTATAGCATCACGTACATGCTATCCGAATTTAGTCCCGGCTGACGTAGTTGTAGGCCGCATATATACTCTTCAGTCTAAAGGGCAGTATGGTGCATATACTGCTATTGCAGGTGATACTATAGCTTCTATAGTAGTAGGCGTGATTGCAGCTTATAATGTTGCTGGCCTATCAGTGGCTATTAGAAATGAAGGCACGCTAATAATCTATAATGGCAATGAGCCTTTGTATTTTCAGGCTGCACCCTTAGCTACTATGACAGAGACGAGTATATCCTCAGAGATTGTGCATGTTAAGAATAGTATTAAAGTGGGGCATAATTTTGTAAATGCCAATGAGTACAATCTCTTGTATTCCTTAGTAATTATCAATCGTGTAAGTTCCGTTAATGTTAAGTATGTAATACTATGTGATGGTGTACCAGTACCGGTAACCACTGTTACAGGTAATTGGACAGATACGAACTATCAATTTACTTCTGCACAGGCCATTGCTGCTGCTGCGTCCCCAGCTACAAATAAGCTTTTTGTACGACTAACAGGGAAGCATTTAACAGTGCATGCTACAACTATACCTGGGGGTATAATAGGCCATATAGATTTTAAGTTCCGTCTACCTACTTCTGGTGGAATGCTAATGAGTCCTCATCTAGGGTCGGCTGGTACTAAGCTTCTATTAGCTGCTTCCCCTATAGGTTATGATTTTGTTCGTGTATATGCTAGAGCAAAATTACCTACAGGTGATGTATTACGGTATATTGGGGAAATTGTTCGTTCAGAGTCTAGGTTAGGTATACCCATATATAGTCAAATGTCCAGTTTCACTTCCAGTATAGATTTGACTCTCATGCTACCTGAGGCTCTTGTATTTACCTCATTTCCCATACTCACGTCCTTAAATAATCAAGGCAATACTATTGGTACACTAACTGATAAAATTGGCCATGAGTTACCACCTTTACTTAGTCTTACAGCTTCTCATCCTGGGACTGGGGTGATTGACACACTGCTAACTGGTGTGCCCATTTCCATGGCTGGAAGTAGTATTGCCACTCATATGAACCTAACTGCCGCCGAGTTACAAGGCTTAGGACATGTTAATTCTTGGTCTGTAGCCCTAGTCAAGAATTCTTTGTATTGCTTTCGTCAGGGACTAGGCTATGTATTACAGCTATTACAAGACGGTAGTGCTTGGCAACAGTTAGTACCCACGTTTATTAACCTGCCTCAAATGCAAGGAATATGTGCAGCCCGTGGTAGGTTAATGGCATGGGATAGTGCTAATGCCGTATATACGTCAGCCATTACAAACCGTATTGATTTTACACCTAGCCTGAAGACTAGGGCTAATGTGACTAAAGTAGATGCCTTGATAGGGGATATTGTAACGGCTCTCCCATATAAGGAAGGCTATATTATATATGCCACAGGTAGTATTATACTGGCGGTTTATGTTGGAGGTACTGTTAGCTATAAGTACACCTTGTTAAGTGATAGGGAGGGAATTCTAAATCCATTAGATGCTGTTAGTGGTGGGGAAACTGAGCATTATGCTATCACTGGTAATAGGTTAGTGGCTGTCTCAACTCAGGGCGTTATTGGTATTTCCCCAGAGGTAGATAACTATATTAAGTCCTCTAATTTAACTCCTAGGATTGACTTCTTAGAGAATAGGTATGTGACTGTTAGTTTATCCCCTCAGTTGCCAGGTTATATTGAACACCATATTGAAGGCTATACGGGTAGTATTATTCCGGGTATGCCGGCACTTCCTGGTACTCCTGATACGATAATACCCACAGTCGATATAGCAGCAATACATGTGCCTGCGGTTAATAGTGCTCCTGTAGTAATGCCTCCCATTGTTGTACCCCCACAAACTATTACTAAACCTGATCTAGTTGTTGCCCCTGTGGTTGTTCCCTCCAGTGGCGTAGCTGGCAGCATTATTGACCCTATTATCGTAGCCCCTGTTGTAGTACCTCCTGTTATTGCCCCTGAAGTAGTTATGCCTGAGATAGTTATACCTGATGTGGTTGTGCATGACCATCTTCTAAATGTAAATGCTATTGTAGTACCTCCTAAAGTTATACCTGGGGTACCTGCAGTTCCCGGGGATGCTATTCCGCCTATCGTCGTACCTGATGTTATTATTCCTGGGTATACTATTCCAGGATATACCATTCCAGGTATTCCCGTATGGGATGAGGTGTTAAAATTACAGGCACAAACAGCTAGCCATACGCCTTCACCAGTAACTTGGGATATATCCTACCAAAAAGTAATAGGGGTTGAACTCTTTCATTCCGATGTAACATATACGATACATGACATAAGTACCCAAACCTTCAATAGCCATTCAAATGTTCTCGCTTCGGGTAGTATATTTGATGCTAGCAGTCTCGCTAGTTTCTATGCAACCTGGATAAGTGATTCCCCCTTGGTATGGGGCTCAGTAGGGCAGTTAATAACCACCTATATATTAGGCCCCCTGGGTCAGGCTGAGAGGGCTGGAACTAATACCGCTTATTTTTACCATATAACGCAGTCTAACAATCTCCTGCAATTAAGTAATGTACCCACTACTTCAGCCTCGATCCGCGTAGGAGATAGCCCAGAGTTTATGGATAATGCTAATACTATAATAATGGATGAGGTAATCAAGGTAGCCTTGATTAACTTTGTGCTACATTATCATTTAACCTATGTTCCAAGAGTCGAATCTGCAGACGCTACGTCTACATGGGAGCGCGGGGTAATACCACAGGTAACAATGATCATAAAAGCCTATTTAGTATTTGATAAGTATGATATGCCGGGTTTAGGTTCTAATGGTGGTGTATTACCTGCAGGTGAACCCTATAAGTTTGTAGATACTATAGTTACAGGTATGGGCCCCCCTAATGTTAAACCACTACCCCCTATCACAGTACACCATAAGAGAGTACCAGGGTATACAATTCCAGGTATTGTAGTACCTGCCACTACGGTTAAAGGGTATACTATTCCAGGCTATACACTACCAGCTGATGCGGCTACTCCTGGTGGGGTAATACCCGGCTATACTATTCCTGGCTATACTATACTAGTAGACTCCAAGAGTGGAAACTATACTCGGATAGTTGACCATATTACTAAAGGCTATACTATTCCAAGTTATATTAAACCTGCACACATTATCGAACCTGGCTATACAATACCCGGCTATACTATTCCTGGAGTAACAATACCCGGGCAAACTATTCCAGGCTATACGATACCCGGGTATACAGTTATTCGTAGCTATACCATCCCTGGATATACGATACCAGGATACATTATACCAGGCTATTATTCACCTGCTTATGATATTCCAGGTCTTCATATACCCTCAATAACTATTCCAGGTATACCAGATACCCCTGCAGTACCGGATGTTGTTATTCCTGGGGGTAGTTTTATTGCTAGTAGTGGTTCTCGTCAAGCAGTTAGTCCTGTATATACTCGTACACTACTATTAGATCTGGACTTAAAGAATTGGGGTAGTTATGATGCGCCCCATTCTATACTTACTAGTCTGTCTCCGATAAATGCTAGGGCTGTAAGTCCCATTACAGGAAACACCGTCACGCAATTCACCTACCAGAATTTGGGTAAGAGCCTAGCAATGCTGAATACACTAGGTCAGAGTAGTCTCGCCACAGAGGTGCAACTGGATTCCTATATTGAGTTCGGGGATTACGGTGTGTCAGTAACAGGTAAGACTAGGTTCATAGATTGCATAGCTGACTACGTCAAGGAAACCCGTAGTGGCCTAGAAGTATGGGGTAGCCAGGATGGTAAGAGCCTTAGTCCATTATTTAGAGCTGTTGCAGGAAGCATAAATACCCGTGCTATGGTGAATAAAATCTTGACTGCTAAGTGGTTTAGGATTAGGGTATATGGTAGATTTTATTTGAAGCACCTAACTATCAGCGGAGAGAAAGGAGGTAATAGGTAATGCCATTGTCAGGGGTAACCACACAGAACTTACAGCCGATTATTGACGCACTGGCTAACCATAATAATGCATCTGGTATTCGTACTGGGGCACAGGTTAAGGCAGATAATGCTAGCTTGGTGCAAGGTAATATTAACCAATTCAACTCTAACATAATGCCACAGATTACTAGGGCCTCTGAAAATGCGGGTGCTAGTGGCGGGGCACTGACGGCGTTACTGGCACAGAATGCAGCTAGTCAAGTGGCAGGGCAAACTGCTATTACCCAGAATCAGGCATTAGCTGCTAATGAAGGTCTACAGGTGCAAGCTAATACTGCACATGGGCAAGAGTTAAGTAGCCTGTTCGGAATATTGCAGCAAGCTAATACTGCATCAGGTGATAGGCAAGCTAATCTGCAAATAGCAAAAGATAGGATTGCTTCCATAACAGCACAAGGAGCATTGAATAGGCAGAATACTATTGATTTAGCCGGGATTAACAATGCTGCTAGGACTAAGAATTTACAGAGTAGTATTGCAGCTACAGCTAACCAGGCAGGATTAGATCGAAATGCGACAGCTACGAATCTGAAATCTAGTTTAGATGCTCGTACACAGGATATTATAGCACAACTACAGAGCCAGCAGTCCATAGCAGCAAGACATTCAGGGGATATTCAGAACCAATTACATAGCCAGCAAAACATAGCAGCTGCTAATCGTACTGCACACTCTAGTGATATTCAGAACCAATTAAATGCCCAGCAGAGTATAGCGTCAGCCGATAGGATTGCACAATCTAGTGACATTCAGAGCCAGTTGCAGAGTCAATCAGCTATATCAGCAGCTAATAGACAGGCTACGTCTGGGGATATACAAGCACAGCTAGCCAGTCAAGCTAAGAACTTGCACGATAGTCTAGCAGCGAAAACAAGTGATTTAATGGCCCAGCTGGCTAGTGCCCAGACGGAAGGTGCAGCTAATAGGGCATCCAGGACTAAGGAGATAGTAGCACAACTTACTGCACACTCCAAGGACTTAGGTGCACAGCTACTCAGTAATGCTCAAATTGCATCTCAAGGTAATAAGACAGCATTGCAGTTAGGCCAGGATAAGATAGCAGCCAACGCAGCATTGCAGCAGAATCAGATCGCTAGTAATCAGTCACTGCAGGATGCTAGACTTGCACAGGCTTCACAGCAGCAGCAGGCAGATAGGCAGTTGAAGGCTGAATTAACTAGGGCTGGATTAAGTAGCCAGACCATCAATAATATAATGGGACTGCAAGCACAAGCTAATTTGCAGGCAGGCGTTAATGCTACTAACCGGCAGAATACTCAGGATACTAATGCAGCAAGTAATTATAATGCCCAGGTAGCTGCTAATGCATCCATGCAGAATGCTCAGGCGGCTGCTAATGCAACTGTGCAAGCAACGCAAATTAAATCCGATGCGGCAGTAACTGCCTCCCAGAATAATGCATCTCTCCAGGCAGGCGTTAATCCTGCTACTGGCTATAAGTATTTCCAAGGTTAATGAGGAGTAATCTATCATGGTACTAACGAAAGAGCAGAGAAAATTACTAGGGCTAAGTGAAGAAGATAAGGCTAAGATGTTCCAGGTAGCCATGGGCTTCGTTGGAGGTGGCACTGTTAGGGCTAGTAAAGCCTTTGCGGAGCTAGGATCCAATGTATTTAACTCCCTATTGAAAAAAGAAGCCTTGGTCGTAGGTACTAAACAGGCCGCCAGTACGGGTGGAGCCAGTGCTCAAGACATTGTTAAGGTACTTAGTAGTAAAGCGCCTAGTAATAAGCCCTTTGCTAAGGCACTACAGAATTTTACACCTTTGAAGCAAGATAATTTACAAGGGGTGGTGGATACTCTAGCTAAGGAGCTAACAAAAGGTAAGCCCCCAGTACGACCACCTGTCAATAAGTTGGCGATTGCGAATACGGCGATGGGTATAACTGCTGCTGGGCTGGTTACCAGCATATCACAGAATCTACCTGTAACCCCAGAGGAGATTAAGTCCCAAGCCGCCTCCACCTTACATGCCAAGGCGAATACTAATTCTCCTGATACTATCAACCCTAAGAAGGTATTAAAGGAGATATTACCAGGTGCCTTGGAGACCTCTCGCGCCATTGGGGATACTACTGTGTTGGAGCACCTACAGGCAACGAAGATTAGGTTAGGTAGTAAGAGTACGTATAAGATAACGGCTAAGGATTACTTGCCTGTGGTAGACTCTGCTAGGCCAGGTCAGTCCATTTATGCAATGTCAAATAAGGCTGCAGTAGCACTGGGCTATCCGGATGGCAAGGCACTATATATGCATCTGCCTAATGACAAGCCTACGGATTCCACCTTAGATCCACAGCCTATTGAAGTTAATGCCCATATGACAGAGAGTAGGAAATATCAGCTTAGCCTAGATGGAGATATCAAGGCTATCAGTGAAATTCGTAAGGGGCATCTGGATACCCTCACTAAGAATTCAGTTAGGCTACAGCAGTTACATAAAGCTTATGATTATTCCTTAGGATTCGTGAACAAGGATCCACAGGCTTCTAGGGATTTAATTAAGATCCAGAAGGATATGGATGCAGAGCATACTAGGCTTATCAACTTGGCTGACCATGCTACTGCAGTTGATCCTGTAGTCCAGCAGTTACAGCGTAATCATAAGCAGAGGAAGGATGCGCAGCTTAGTCCACAGGTTCAGGTAGTTGTTGACAATTTCATAACCCAGACAGGTATAAATGACGCCGCCGCTATGTCCTTTGCTGTGGATCCCTCCAACCTGAAGAAGATGGCTACCTGGACAGCCTGGTTACAGAGAGGCATAGTGCCTAAGTTGCTGGATGCTACGGCGCCTAATGACATTACCACCCTCGCTACGGAATTGCATCATAAGAAATTAGCCCTGCAGGCAGGTGATAACCCTCTCATAGTGGACAAGGAATTGGCAGGTATTCGGCTCGGGCGTAATAACGCACTAGCTACTCTCATACATGCCAATAGGGCACCGACTGCAGAGAAGGCTGCACAGATAGATACCTTCGACAAGTTGTATAAGGATAACGCTCAGACACAGGTGCTAAGTATTCTTATCAGTACTGCGTTAGGTACAAGTGCTACGGCGCATCCTAAGGATATTATCGCCCGATTGATAGCGGAAGGTAATACTCCAGAACAGGCTAAGACCACAATACAGAGTAAGTTTGACGGGATTCAGTTAGACCACATGGCGAAGGAGTTGGGTATTACACCCCATGAATTTGATGTGAGACGTAAGCTTGGATTCAAAAGCTTCTATCCTGACCCTTCATTCCTAGAAGGCGCTGCGAACCTAGCCCATACTGCGGCTAACTCAATGTTATTAGGAGCCAGTTACTAATGCCAATCAATAATCAAGATACTATACTCGCCGGACTACAGCTTAACCAAGATACTCATGGCAATTTCCTAACGGATGCGGTTAGTAGTCCGCAGGCCGCAGTAGGCGCAGTGGAAGCAGTAGCTGCAGACGTAGGGTTCTCCTTCTATAATTTGGCGGCAGCTGTATCGCCACTGCCCAATATCCCAGAGGACAAAGTGGTAGGGTTACTAGCAGGATTAGGATTAAATGATGCGGCCAGCTATACGCAAAACCACCCAGATGCTGTACACTTGGCAGGACTAGTAGCGGGTAGCTGGAATATTGGTAACCTGGGAGCCAAGCTTACATTAAAGTTAGCCCAAAGGGGAGAGATACTAGCCACAGATAGTGGGGCTATGATCAGCAAGACAATGGCCAAGAAGCAAGCGGTTAAAGACATACTAGAGCACGCTAATACGGGCAGTGCTGAATTGAAACTGGCTATTAAAGAGGCCCGGACGAGTGCTAGGATTGATGGGGCTATTGGAGGCATAGGTAATATTGCCGCCGGAGACCTTGCTATGAGTCAATCCTTTGCTCTGCAGGATGCCACGCCTACTGATTATGCACTAAGCCTAGTCGTCGGTGGCGCAGGTGGTGCATTCCTAGGTGCAGTACCTAAGATTCTAAAGGATGTGAAAGTACTTACAGGGGGTGTAGCGCAGGAAGACTACCAACTCATAAGGGAGAATACGGCTAGAATACCTGTCCAGTTGAAGGGTTCCATAGGAGAAGCTACCTATATTAAAGCCACGGATACTGCATTACAGGGAAAACTACCAGAACTAAATGAGAGGCAAGCCAGCATAGTTAAGCAGCAGACGCGTATCCACCAGTCCCAGATTATTGACCTAGTGCATAGTAATACGGCGAAGGCATTATTACCTGTTCGTGGTGAGGCTAGGAATAATCCTAATGTATATGACTTCGCAGGTAACTTGCAGAGAGCGCTGGTAGATGGCGTGGATAACATGGCCGCAGTGGCGGGGGTACGAAAAGTAAAGGTATATAATCCTGACCTACATGTGGCCTTAGGGGATGATCACATAGGTGAGTTAGCCCTACAGCATGAAATCAGTAGCCCAGCCATGAAGAATCTAACCGATATGATTACTGGCTTACAGCGTAGTGGGCAGTGGAACTTCGTAAGGAATGAGACGGTTAAGCAATTAGCTAAGCAGCTTAAGATTCCAGAGGTGGCGGTAGACCAGGCCGAGAAACTATTGAACTCTTCTATTATAGATACCCGCACTGGCATGGTGCATGACCTGGTGGAGGGACAGAAAATCGCCACCGCTCAAGACTTAGGCATTAAGAGTGTGGTGAAGGGGGAGGGTATTAGTGCGGGACAGCAGCAGTATAATAACCTGCAGGAACTACGAAAGGGGGCTAGAACTTTAAACGGTAGCCAATTCATACGCGTAGAGGACATACAGAAAGCTGATTTCAGTACTGTGCTAGGATATAAGGCAGTATTGGTACATGGAGGGCTACGGAATGACTTAGCAGCCACCTCCCCGAAGTTACTTAGCGCAGTTAATACTCGGATAACAAGTGAAGTTCAGAGGTTAAAGGATGCTGGTCAGGGTACTATGGAGATCGCACTAAGGACTCATACGGATTTCAAGAAGCTAGAGGAGTTAGCATTGAAGGGTAAACTAGAGACACCTTCTGAATTGTTCCTTCCTATGGATAGAGACAGTCTTGAGTTCGCCGATCATAAAGCCCTAGCCGTACTAGAGGGTGATACTTTCTTAGGGCAGGGTACACTAGAGAGGGCGGCAGCACTAGACCATCAACTTACAGGGAATTTGAATAAGGAGTTCCGAGATACGTTCGCTACCAGTAATGAGTCGGAGACAATTAGATCCCTGTGGGAGTATGCTAATGGGGGCGTAGGGGCAGCGATTGAGAAGGGGCTAGCTGATTTGAATCCTGCTTTATACCATGATAATACCTTCCTATCCGCTGACATGGCGTATAGACATCAGGGTAAGATAACTAATAATATAGTAGCCTTTGGAGCGCGGGCGTTAGACATTCTTCATAAGGGGGTTAAGGACACAATGAAACCCTTACATGTGCTGGCCAGTCCCATCCTAGCTAAGCAAGACTTGATAGTGTCCTGGAATAAGAGTGAGGCAGCACTAAGGTCAGTAGAGCTATTCGGCGAAGATACATTAGCCATCCATGGGAAGCAGCTGGGAGTATTGAATGGTAAGGATTTCACACCCTTAGAAAATGCTAAAGGGGAACAATTAGGTAACCTACCTTCAGAGGTATTGGACTTCTGGGATAACGTAAGTACGGGACTATCAACAGAGGTAAGGAATCAGATCAACTTTAACCGTGGTTTGTCTGGTCAATCACCTGCTTTACCACGGGGTATCAAACTCCCTCCTCGCTACATAGCGGATAAACATTTGGCCTATGCTATTGACCCTACTACAGATGCTGTTACTATGTACCATGCTACTACTCAAGATGGCATAGAAGGGCTAATTAAATCTGCACGTGAGCAATTCCCTGAGCGGGAGATACTAACCCAAGCCTCCGACTTGGAGAGGTTCAATGTAATACATGACCATGTTAGTGTAGGTATTAGAAAGGTAGCCGACTTCAATCAGCATAAGGGTAGTACTACATTTGCTTCTGTGAGTGCCACAAAGAATCAACTACAGGCTTTCATGGATGATAGTGTTCAGCACCTTACCAGACTAGGCAGAATGAATATGCGCCTAATGAATCCAGAAGCTGTATCTCATCTAAGGTTAATGGATGAATTGAGTAATGGAGGCACTAACCTATATCAGGATTTGGAGAGGACAGCCTTTGGTGGTAGTGTCCTAGCCCGGCATGATTTAGTGTCCAAAGTTAATGATGTATTTACAGGGTTAATAGATAGAGGATTGAATATACTAGACGGTAACTTCGGTCATGGGACTAGATATGTATTCGACAAGGTAGGTAATAAGATACTGCCTAATAGGAATAAGTTATCCACTCATGAGCAGGTGGCTAATATATTCTCGGAGTTTAGTAAGTCTGGCCTGGACAAGGGACAGTTACCCTGGGCGAATCAGATGGAAGCGTTAGCACAGACCCAGGCATATGAGAAATTAGGTGATAGGGCAGGGAGTGTAGTAGCAACCAATAACTTCCTAATGGCAGGGCTATCATTACGCTTCATAGATTTAAGTCACGCCCTTGTGACGATGCTTAGTGTGCCACTAACCACCATGCCTGAAGCTATGCTGACGGCGGGTAACTTTGCGGGCATGAAGCACATGATGGAAGGAGTATTCAGGGCATATATCCCAGCCTTCCGTGGGGCTATGAAGAAGATAGAAGAGGCAGGCATTACTAAACCAGAAGTAAGTGAGGCTAATGACTTCCTAGCCAACACCATTGCCAACCCTAAACTGACAGATAGGATAGAGAACAACCCTGTATTCCACGCACTTCAGAAGCCAAGCGAGTGGGCGGAAGCTAATAGCCGCAGGGTGGCCGCGGCTACTGCCCATAGTATCTATGAGGCTAACCATGGTGCAGGCACAGGCGTTAGTGGAGAGGGGTTGGCCTTTATTAGCGCCTTCGTGAAGAGAAGTATGGGCAACTATACTACTGCGCAGCGCCCTGCGTTATTCCAAGGCACATTCGGTGCAGCTATAGGGCTATTCCAAACCTATGTATGGACTATGGGGCAGATGGCCTTTAGGGGAATAGAAGCGGATAGTAAATTACCTCTGGCTACGTTACTTACAGCCCAGACAGCTTCCTTTGGATTGCGTTCTCTTCCCGGCTATGATATACTAAATCACTATGTAGGGACACACTATGGTAATGCGGATAATGTCGATATTACTACTCATATATATGAGGGGGCAGGAAAGAATAGTACGGCGGAGACCTTATTGTATGGGGCAGCCAGCACCCTATTAAATACCTCACTATGGACTCGTGGCGTCGTCACTCCTCGGAGTCCCATTACAGTTGATCCTACTACGGGAGGGGTTAGTATTACTCCTGCGGCACTGTCCCCCATTATGGATAGTATGAAAGCGATTAAGGATATTGCAGATCGGGTAACGAATGGTGCTACAGTACCAGACAGTATTGCAACCGCATTACAGTTGCAATCTCTATCCCGCCCCATCGCCCGCGCAGCAGATGTATATATGGGGCATAGTATTGATCAGAGGGGCGGCACAGTAGATCCAGACGCACACTTTAAGTTTAATCTGGCTACCTTTGCTAGGGCTACTGCTAGCAGGCCATTGCACGAACAGCTAATTCGTGACTTATCCTATCAGCAGAGTTATTATAATAGTGCTAATAGGGATGCCAAGGGTAAGTTACTTAAAGCATTGCGGGCTAATATTCAGAATGGGAGAGGGCAAGGAGACGCACTGATGCAGTACATGAACCTAGGTGGTAGCGTATCAGGGTTCAGGTCTGCCCTTAATAAGATTTATATTGAGGATAGGCTAGGCAAGATTGGCACACTGGATGACAGTAGATTGAAACTGGCATTAGACCAGGGTGTATATTAGTTAGAGGTTGCAGGGGATGGCTGGTGTCCTAACTCCCACACTGGTTATCTCCTCCCTCTTTATTAAGACTAAGTACGAACATTAGACAGCAGATAGCGTGGGCTAGATGGCTTAGCCCACTCTCTTTATCGTTCTCTTCTCCTGTAGTATAGGCTATCAGATGCCTAAATCCTGCCTGTACATATCTAATTTTCCCCTCTGGTACTTTCTGCCAGTTATCCCTAGCATACTTCTTCTTACCAAATTCAAGTACCTTCACTACCTCTTCCAATGCACCCCAGGGTAATAGCGTATAGTCCAACTTACCCTCATCATACTTCATTCCCTCTAATTTAGAGCAATCCATAGGTCAATCTCCTTTGGTATGGTTAGGCTGTAACTTAGCTCGTAATGGATTAGTAATGCGGTCAAGCTTACTAGCCACAGAACCGCCATTAGCAGTGCGATTTTCTCTTGCATATCTTCCCCTTGCTGAGGAGGCTATATTATCATTATCTAACCGCCTTCTTTTTATTTGTTCACTCATAGCTAGCATTAGCTTATGTCCTTTGTTCATCCTCTACCTCCTAGGACTTCCTCTTCGTCTGTCAGGAACCCCTTTAGTAATAAGCTATCATCGAAGTAGTCTATTACTTTTCGCTTAGGCAGGAACTTAATCCTGCCCTCTACCTCTACGGTCTGTATCTTATCTAAGGTCTGTAATCCTCTCAGTATGCAGACGAGATCATTCTGCCCATTCAAATCCTGGGCTACTACTTTCCATAAGTCTAGTAATTCCATAGGAACATGAGACTTATATAGTGCTTCCATGACGGCATTACTAATGTCACTAAATCTACCCTTGCCAAATTCGCCCAGTGCTAGTGGCATTTTCCTTTCTGCATAATAGAGTATAGTGTTCGCTGCCAGCACGTTCTCTTTGGTTATTGTAGCCTCTTCCTCCCCCAGTATAGTAATAATACTGCACAGCTTTAACAGGTGGTCATGCCTCCTAGTCTCATAGCTGGAGAATCGAGGGTCATTCACTGTGACATGGGCTTGATAGATAGTGGAGAGTAGATCTCTAGCCTGAGTTGTGATAGTGAATTGAAAATCGGGTAGATTCAATATTGTTTTCAGTCTGGCTGTTAGCTTTAGTCCTACGCTACTATCGGTTGGGGCTGGCCAGCTTATCCTTCGTCCTGTACTATCCCCATAGATTAGCATCAACCTGCTAAGGAATCCTTGCCCTATAATTTCTGGAGGGAAAGCCAAGGAGAAACTGGTGGGGGTAGTACCCCCCAGTATATTTACAGTAGGTTTATATACACTGGCACTCTTACCAGACTTGATCCTATGTTCATAGTCGTCCTTAACTTCCCAGAGCCGCCCAAGCAGGGTGATAAACTCTATATTGTTAATCCCTATGAAGTCTTGAAATTCATCCGATACAATATAGGATTTAGCTATCATCTTACAAGTGCTTTCTAAGGTAGTATCTAATAAAGCATCTAGGGATTTGATACCATGGTTCTTTTCCATTAGGTCAGACACAAACTTATCCTTACTCGTCTTGTCCGCGGCAAAGTCCTCGTACCCTGCACGCTTTAATAATCCTTTTGCCATGTTTATGCTCACGCTCTTCCTAGTACCTGAGGAGCCAACTAGCATAGTGTACATGGAGGGGTATATTTTGAAGTGCCCTAGGGGAATGTAGCACTTCCTAGCGAGTGCCGCCCCCACTACAGACAACAGACTCCAACGGTGGAATGCCATTGGAGCCTCGGTTTCTCCCACATACTGGAAGTAGTCATCAAAGAAATTCCTAGCCATTAGTGACAATCATACCAGCATTCTCCTAGATTACCATCAGTAGGTATTTGCAAAGGGTGATCTGGGTAGGTGTCAAATGCTACGGGTATATCCATAATCCTTTCCACTTCCCCCCTATACCAATCCGGACTCCGCCCCTCTCTACACTTTCTCTTGATTTGGTATAGTATGCTATCATGTATCTGGGCTATGAGTAGGAATTCCCCATTACTAGGTACTTGTAACTGCCAGAAGAGCCTAACAAATGCAGAGTTAATAATGGCTACTGATAGGTTCTGTGGTACATGAGCGACCGCCGCACGGAGGGTGTTATCACTTCTAGGGTCGCCGAAGAATATCCTAGTCCAGCCTAGATTACTAACTAATCTACCATGCTTGATTAGGTCTAACTGTGTCCTATCATACCAAGGCCTTAGTTGAGTATAGGTATCCCGGTACAGAGCTAGTAAGTAGTTGGCGAATGTGAATAAGGTTTCATGGTGATCCCTGCCTAGTGCTCTCTGTGCATGTGTTAGAGGGGCAGTACCATAGTCTTTCCTTACGCTGTCTATGAATGTATTCTCTCTCATCATATAGTTACTACCATGGATAATCTTTTTAATAATTTGGCGAAGGGGTTTAGCTTCCTCCATAGTAATACCAAAGAATAACTTGCCACATAGTAAATAGAAATCATCCTCTGATTCTAAGGCGGCTATCAGCTTCCTATCATTGGCAATGTAACCTACACACCTAGCCTCCGACTGACTCTTATCACTCTCTCCCATAATATATCCCTTGTCTGGAATTAGGGCGTGCTTCATATAGCCTGGGATATTCTGTGCCTGAGCACCATAGGATTCGTTCTTCTTATTACCCCAGCCGAAGGATGATTTATTACATGATAGGCGACCAGTATCTGTACCATCGGGACGGTAACTGTATAGGAGGCGGCCATGAAAGAGGCGAGCGGTATAGTAGGTACTAATGCTCTTCTTCAGTGTGCGCAGTCGCAAGATGGTATCTATGAATCTACGCAGTACGGTATCCTGCTCCGATAGTTTGGCCATAGTGGTAGCGTCTGTACCCCCTACCTTACCCTTTACTCTTACTTTCCTTCCATGCAGCGGGCCGTATAGTAAGGCTTGTAGTTGCTTAGGGCTATTTATATTAACCTCCAGCCCACCACACATCTTCCAGAAGGTAGTCTCCAATTCCAACACTTCCTCTTCGGCTAGTACTCTAGCCTTCTGCCTCTTGTCTTGTTCAACTAGCATCCCATGCAATCCACACCAAATGATAATTGTAGTCAAGGGGAATACCTGTTGGTAATTCGTAATGGCATAGGAGGGATAGCTTTCCATCATTACTTCAAGGGATATTAGAGTATTATAACAGTCCAATGCACAATACTTCGCCCTATCCTTGCCTACCATCTGCTTCCAATAACGAGCAATAGGATTATAGAAAGCACTAACGAAAGCCAGCGACCGGGGTAGTTCAGAATAGATACAATAAAACAGGTACTCGGTATCATAAATATAATTACGCACAGGTACATGATACCTAGCAAAGAACTGATTATCGTAGCACCCATTGTGAAAGACTTTTGGCTGTGGTAACGCATTAGCATCTCGTATAAACTCCATTTGTTTAACTGTAATATCCTCACCCATATCTATTATGAATGCACGCACACTGCCATCCTTCATCCTAGCACAGTAACCTACCATGTCCATATTGATATGCATAGTTGTCTCGATGTCTATGGCTATTAGTACGCTGGCCTTCAATACACTTAAGCATACATTATAATTAGAATCTGTAACATAAGTAAAAGTATCAATATCTGGTAATCTCGCAATCTTAATCCCATGGAATAGTTTATTGAAATGCTGCTCCATTACCATACTACCCCAAGGCTTAGTGTGATAGTAATGCAATGGTAGCATAATCATAGTAGGGACAGTAAATCCATCGTGCCAAGTTAGCATACTGCCTGCCCATACTTCAGGGTCTACTTTTCTAGTCCTACCCAATTCATCCTTTACTACCTCATAAACCACACCCATGTTGGCGATCAGAATATAGTCCACCTTGAAGTTGGCTACTCTAAGATTGATAGCATTAACCGAGAGTTTGGAGGAGGTAGTTACCATCCTGTCAATGCCCATGCTAGCTAGTAGTTGGCGGACAGGAGGAATATAGTTACCATCCATCCTGTCATGCAGCACCAGTGCAGTCTTAATAGGTTTAGTTATTGTCATAGGAATAAGTCCTTATATTCCTGGCTTAGTTCATGTTGTACTACATAATAGGGTAGTAGTCTATAGTCAGATTCTTCTGCCTTGCGTATCCCACGCTGTACTATACGCCTTATATCGTGAAATGCATTTATTATACACTCGGTAGGTAATTCAACTACATCCTGATGCACGGAGGCTACAGGTCTAGTACCGCGAGTAGCAGCTAATGTCTCAGGTGATAAGGGTAAGGCTATGCGATAGGTTGGAGGTAGTAATCGTCTGCTCATACCAGATCACTCTTAGTGGTAATACGACGTTTGATATCCCCTAGTGTCTGTAATGCCGTAGTAAGACAAGCCTCACATATACAGGACTCTTTAATCTCTAGGCACTTCTTACCCCGTTTACCACATAGGTCACAGGTTGTACTTACTACATAACATATTTTCATATTACCTCCGCGTCTTTAGTAATCTTATCCATTAGTTGCTGTGCATGCTCCTGCAAGTTCATCCTCTTGCCTTCCCTATCTACATACTCAACTATACTGAACTTGCAATCCTTGATCAGAGCAATCTTAACAGCGTTGTATTCAAATACGAATGCAGCTAATATTAGGTGCTCTGTCTGTGTTACTGGGCAGAAGGCATGCTCATAGATGAACTCTCCTAGATCAGGGTGTTTCTTCAGTATGTCCTCTAAGTATATCTTGCCGCTAGCCTCGAAGTCTACGGGACGTTCCAAGTGTACTACCACGGCATTCTTAACTTGGTCTTGTGGTGGTAATACCCGTTTCTTCTGGCTACCCGTGTCGATTTTTATTACTTTACCCATGTTAATATAACCTCGCTCTGAATAGTCTATTCCACTTCACCAGTGGTATCTTACGGTAAGTCTTTCTGTTATATAATTCTACTTTGAATGGGTAGGTTAGTGCAAGATGGTAATTATGGGAACGGCGATAGCAATTCCTTTGGGCTAGTTTTAACTCCTCATACTTATTCATCTTCATTTGAATATCTTACCCACTAGCATTTCCTCTCCGTTAATAGTAAACTCATGCACCTTGCACGTACCTGTATCCCATATGAATAGTAGTGCAGTCTTTAGGGTCGAGAATGTGTATATACTATTGTCTATCAGTGTTACTATGCAGTTCTCAGCTTTCTTACTTTCCATAATGCCTCCCTTTAATTATTATTACGTCTGGTGGCTACTGTAGTACCCTAAGGTAATGTCAACGCATCCTCCTACATCCTAGTTCAGTCTAGGATTGTAGCCGCCAGACGTAATAAGGCTGGTTATACACAGAGCCAGCATGCGTTTGCGAATACTACCAGTCCTTGTTATTCAGGTATCTCCCAGGCATAATCCCACCAAGTCGTTTCAATGCTTTGAAGGTTACTCCTGCCTCCACTTATCGCTGCATATATTCCACCTACTGCGCGTGCTACAACCTGCTTCCTATTCTTATGCCTCCATTCCCTTGGGTCGCTCCCTACCCATGCCCAAACAGGCGTGCCATTGAAACCCAAGGGCTCAGGCTCACGAGCGGGCGGCTTACCCTGGTCTAACGGTTCACGATGCCCCCAGCACATCAAATCCATAAGCATGTCGTACTCATAGGGTTGCGATTCAAATAGGAAACCAATGGTGTTGTTTTCCTTGGAGCTTATTACGCCATTGCCGTACACTGGATGCCACACCTTATCACCCACTCTACCGTCTCGTATAAAGTTTATGTCTGATGCTAGTTTCACACTGTAACCTCCTCGTAGTTTGCTTCAAAGAAAGCTTTTGCTACATACCACTTATCGTTGATATTATCGCGGTTAATAGCAATCATACCACCAATTTCAGGTATATCTTTAGGGCTTACAGATATACCCGTCATATCTTCATCAATTATGTAGGGGCGCATTGGCTGTATCCCCTTCTTTCGATATTGCTTAATCATTCGTATTGTCCTCCTATTATAATAATACAGGTTTATACGCAGAGCCTGCATGCGTTAATAGCTTCTAGGGAACTCCTAGTTGCTTAGGCGTACTAAGCCTGCGCTTGCCGTGATGTTCCTGTGTAGTTACGACCCTTAGACTCCCGGGTTTTAACGATGGCAGTAATGTCCATACCGTTGAGCCCTTGAATCAGTTCCGCCATAGACACACCCGCTGTGTCACCGAAGATATTAGTCAGGTAACGTTTGAAGAAGGGTAAGCCCTGCGTAGTAAGATTGAATCCCTCACTTGCGAGTGCCCCCTCGTCTACCGCTACCTTTGTGCTATCTGCTAGTGCCACTGTGGCTACTACGGCATAGATGATATTAACCCTTACTCCTGCGGGCTTGTCATCAGTCGCTGGTAATTCTTTCGCTTCTGCTTTCTGTACGTGTAGTATATATTCACCGTTAGGCAAGTCCACAAATTCTGCTGCAATCTCAATTTCGTCCAGACTCGTTTCAAGTAGGCTATTCACTAATCCCATTCTCTTATTCTCCTATTCTATCTTAGTTTATGATATTCTGGTAGTCGAGGCAGAGCCAGTTGCACAATTCCTTAGCTAGAACAGCCCTTCCATACTAGGATCCTTATCCTCCTCTAGCTTAATTCCTAACCTATCACCTGCGATAGTATTCATCTTATATATAGGGCTGCTACCAGTCTTAAACTCCTTCAGTTCTACGTGGCGATAAATAACAGTACTGAAGTATTTACTAACCTTTAGACTGAAGTTCCTAGTACCACATAAGGGGATTACTGTCTCCTTCTTAGTGTCTTCAGCTTCATTGGTAGTTACCTGGGTAATTCCTATGATATTAGTATGACTCTGCTGCAGCATGGAGAATAGGTCTGAGAGTAGCTTACCCTGCTCCACATATTTGGCGAAGGCATTCTTATTACCTTCGGCTAGTCTGCATCCTACCACAAATGCGCTATCCCCTAGCTGGGAGAAGGAATCAGTTACGATACAAGACGTGGAATCCAGAGTGCTGATAGCCGGGAAGGTACTACTTGCCTTCCCCTTCACCTTACACCTGGTACAATTTACTTTACCATGCTCCTCACAGATAGTAATCCCTACCTTATTACTAAGCACCTTTAACATAGTTTCAATGCCTATAGGGTTATCCTTAGTATCTGGTATATTGTATAATTCAATCTTACTCATCTGTTCTGGGGTCAATCCCAATTCAGGATTGAGTAACGTGCTACTACCGTTCTCCAAGTCAAACCAGTATATGTGCTTAATGGAGGGTACACGGGCAATAGTAGCGGCTAGGAAAGTCTTACCACTTTTTGGTTGCCCATATATTAGCACCCTTCTTAAGGCTAAGTTGGTATGCTGTAGTTTCTTCCGTGCATTTACCAAGTCCATTAAATTAGCCATTATTTATATCTCCTTTTCCTTTATTCATTCGCTACTAACTCCAGCGCTTCTTCTACCAATTCATCCAGCTTAAAGTAGAATTGATACTCTTTAATACTACTTACCATTGGTGATTTATTATTGGTCAAATTACATACATCAAAGAAGGGGCAAGGGCGGTTCCATGATAGGCAACTACTTCCACGCTTAGGAAATAAGTTATACTCCAAATACATGCCCAACTTCTTAACCTCCATCTGTAGTCCAATCAACCACTCTAGCCTATCCATAAGCGTCTTATGGAAGTAGAAGTCATAGATAGTTGGGCGATAAGCTTCAGCCTTAGTTCGATGTAACTGTGCTACTCGGTAATGAATATCGAATACTTGCTGATTATTATTTAACTTATCTATTATTAGGGCGTAGGCTAATCCTTGTGCGCTATTCTTAAAGTTCACTTCCAGGTTATTAGTCAAACTAGAAGTCTTTAATTCTAGTGGGCGATATTTACCTGTACTTGGGGAGTACATAACCCCATCAAGGTAGCCTGTGTAATAGATAGTATCTGTTAACTGGATGCAGAAGGAGAGTTCGGCGGCGGGCTTCCCCTCAAAACTAGCCAACTCCCAATCACATGGGTCATCTGTACCATTAGGCGTCCAAGGAGTTTCCATTAGCGCCTCTACTATCACATGCGCCTTACTAATACTTCTTATGTTATCCTCTAGCGCAGGATAATAGGCACGCCACGTCTCAAGTAGCACATCATCCATCATCTCCTGGTAGCCTAGTCTATTACTGGCAGATAATTCTAAGTAGCGTGCATAACCTACACCAACAGCAGAACCTAGGGATAAGGCGGGGCTAGTGTCCCTCTCTGCCTCCATTGGGTGGATTTTATACAACTCAAACTTACGGGGGCAAGTATTGAATACCTCCAAGGAAGAATAGGATACAGTTAACACTTTACCCGTGTCTAATGTGATCCCTTGAATACTATTCATCGGTAATCGCATAGTTTGTATGCTCGCCTGTAGCATTAGCAATGTCGATTAGCAAATCGGCAGCGGCTATTAAATCTTGTTTGCCCATACGTTTAGAAGTTTTATCAATTATTTTGTTTGCATGGTTCTTAGGCCATATCCTAATCCTGAACTCTAGGAACTTTCTATTATTCTTTGTTATGTCCTCTGCTACGATGTCCATATCACCAATCTCCTAAGTCTAGTTTAGCTAACCCGCTCAAATTTAATACTGCCTGTGGTTTTTTCTTTCTAGTACCTGCACCCTTTCTAACCTTCGGCATACTCTGTAATAATATATCCTCTGTCATGCGTTTCCTTTCGGCGGTGACAAGTACACCAATATCCTCCGGTAGGAGCATATCCACTAAGTGAGGAGTAGCCTGGAGTTGCTTCTGTAGGACTAGCAGGTGTGTACTAACCTGCCCCATATCTGACTCCTCTAGTGCCTGTTGGATCTTATCTATATTACTTTGTACTTTAGTGTAATCTAACTCCTGAGTATTAGGCATACCAAAATCCTCCTACTTCTGATTCCACCCGGTTATAGGTAGTAGCTAATCTAACATAGCCTACCTCTTCCAGGAAATTAATCACTAAATCATCTGCAGCTATGTGTATGGATTCAGCATCTTCCCGTCCATCATGCGCGTGTAAGGCTTCCAGTCGCCGTATGTACTCTAACTCCAGTTTTCTGTTTATCCGATTCATATCGTCTGTAGTACTCATAGTTAAAAATCCTTCGCTGGTTCAATATTAGTAATGCCTTCCAGTGCCTTGCCTCTGCTCACTAAGCTAATTCGTAACCTAGTCATAGTATCATCAGGTTCAGCTAGTTCATGCAGTGGAATCTCCTTATACTCTAATCGCCTGTAGTCGGCGAACTCCGCCAACTGTGCTTGCTGGCGGCTCCTATAATTCGATAACCTACTCTTTATCACCTTCACCTGATTCCTCTTCACGGTGAGTATGATAGACTCATGCTTTACTAGTGTATCCATTAGTTCATGGGTATTCATGTTAGTAACTCCTTACGTATTTTATTATATACCTTATTTATCATATTTGCAAGTTTTGCCTTATTTGCCTGTAATTACATAGTAAAATCATATATCCCCTTTGCTATCACCTTGCATACTATCAGTTCTGACTCATAGGAAGTATAATGAGGAGATAGTGCGCTGTTTATTACTACGTCATAAAACTCCCTGCCCGCCACTGCAATCGCCGTCTGACTTTTAGTAACATGTACTTTACTGCATTTCGGGCAGTAGGGAAACACCTTACCATAATAGGCGGGGGACGTTAGCGTGTATACGTGTAGGCATGATAGGCACGTAGGATATTCAAACTTGTTATAGTTCAGAAGGGGGCGAGCCTGTTCCTGTAGTAGGTGGCCTCCCTTAATATGCAAGGGTGCATAGTATTGCACCCTCCCTTCCCAGTGCCCTTTCCAATTAAAGCACCCGTGGTTACTCTTATGCAAATAGTTGGCTATAATACTCTCGGCTAGCATTTCTGCGCACTTCCATTATGTACTATTAACCTCAAACTATTACCTGATTTTAATTTGGTATTCTTAAGGCGAAGAGGATAAGGAGGAGTAGGTATTAACAGATCGGCGGTAGCAGTAAACCAAATCCATTCGCTATGGAATAGTTCATGCACTGGCCTTTTCTCGTATGTCCAGACACGTAGTCCTTTCCCATCCTGAGCATAGCAATCACAATCTGCTGCTATATATACTGCCTCAGTAGGCACTTGAAACCACCGGCCATAAGCCTTAGTCCATTGATACCCTACAGTCAATTCTACCCATTTACCATTTATTAACTTGCTATCCTTCATAATTATCTCCTACTCCGTATTGCGATCTATCAAATGTTATGTGGCTATTCTCTATATTCTTACTCTTCATCTTCGTATTGAATGATTCAATTTTAGCATTCAAACTATCCCCCTTAATTCTTTGCCTATATACTACCTTCTTCAGGGTATCACCTTTGGCTAGTATCATACAACTCTGTTTAGCCCTAGTCCCCGCAGTGTATAGCCACTCCCTATTCGCTAGGAAATGACTTGCGTGTATTACTATAAACACCCTATTCCACTCGCAGCCTTGCGCCTTGTGCGCTGTTAGGCAATAGCCGAAGTCTAATCCATTTACTTCCCCTGCACTACTCCTTTCCTCCTCTGTGCCATCCTCTAGTAATACAGTTACCACATGGCTACTAGCCAATATCTTCTTCTCTGCCTCCGCCATATCGCCTGTTAGTACCTCCTTACCCCCTAGGTTATTGACATCCAATGTGCTATAATCAAATTCTGCCATGGTTAGTAAGTCGCTATCATTGCCTTCATTAGCATTGCTGTTACTCCAACCAAACCTGGTTAATTCTGTACTAGGCTCCTGCGGGGACACTCCATAATAATTACCGTTAATATGGATCTTACTAATTACACCCTGCATCTTAGAACTTGCATCATATACTAAATCACCTACAGCAAAATAGTGCTTCATTAGACCAGATATTATCTCATATACTGTCCTAGGACTACCTTCTGCCCTGCACTTATCATCCAACCAGCTAGATACTAGCTTGTTTATTATGATAGTACCACAACCTGCCTTATTAAATGGCGTTAGAATAATATCCTCCATTGGGTCGTATTTACCTGTAGTGTGTAGTTTGTTCATTACGTTGGCTACCGCCCGTCCCATCCTTTCCGCCCCCACGGGCTTATTACTAGCCCCGGTATCTACCTGGAAATCCTCGGTATCATCAGTCGGCGTATGACCATTCAATACCCTATGCATTTGCCTAATGATAGGCGAATCCAACGCTTGGCGATATACATGGGTCAATTCTATTACGGGTAGTTTAATAAGTCCATAGTTTAATATGCTATCGCCGAATACTGGTGGTAGTTGATTCAGATCCCCTAGTAATATAATCTGACAGCCAGGCTCTAGTGCAGAAAACAGCTTATCCCACAGGGATAAATCTACCATACTGGCTTCCTCGATTATTAGCGTCCGTATAGGGAGCCTATTCAAGGCATCCCGCCTAGGAACAAAACGCATCTTATCCTTATTAGCTTCCATATCGAAGTAGTATTCTGGGGCGACTTCTAGTAACTTATGTATGGTCATGAAGTTACTATATAGTTCATCCATCAGGTCAGGAGATAATTTACGTAAATTGCCTGCCATATTATTCACTGCCCGATTAGTGAAGGCTACAAAGGCTATGGCTGGCTTAGCCTCCTGGTCGTTGATACCTCCTTTCGGGTCACGGAAGGATACCATAGGGAGAGGTTGCGGATTATAGTCCCGGTTGGTAGATAATTTGGCGCGGGCGATACTATTCACTGTTAGCGTCTTACCAGTACCTGCTGCGCCTGTTAGTACAAATGATTCTCCAGCTAGTGCTAGGTTTACTGCCTCCTTCTGGCTATCGTTGAGTTCATAATCCTCTAGTGTTTTAGTGGTCTGTACTTGTTGCCGTTGGGCTACTATAGTATCCAGTTGGCTATTCAATTCGGTTAGGTGATTATTAAGCCTATCTATGAGGGCACGGTGTTGTAATCTATCCCTAGTCATAACTATGCACCCACATCATTAAGGCGTATGGCTAGGGCATTCATCTTAGCCTCAATGTCTTGATAGTCTTTAATAGTATTATTAAGGGCAGTGATTTGGCTATCTAACTCCTCAATCCTATATTCAGCTTTATTAGTTTCCTTATGACTTTCCGTTAGTAAAGCATCCATGTGGGTAATACGCCCCCGTAATTCTACACACTTCGCTTTATAGTCCACAGTCTGCTCTTCTTTAGTTTGCTGTGCAATTCTAATACTTCGTTCACCCGGAGTCTCTACATTCAATTTGGTAGCTTCTACACTCTTTCCCTTTTGGGCTACTCTAGCTAGACGCTCTACCAGTGTTAGCCCTGGCTTGGGCGGTACATTATCCAGTATTGCCACTACAGGCAACTCTACCATCCTTGGTGCTATTATATCACCCTCAGTATTGTCTTTATTATTATTGATATTACCTACGTTGCTATTATTGCTCCCCTTCACAACAATGTTCGCTGCGCTCACGGGCGCTTCTTTCTTAGGTAGGGTAGTACTAACGTTGTCTGTGGGGTTATTACTTATCCTTAACTGTGCTAATCTCTCTTGTATTGTTAATGCCATGACTATTTACTCCTTGCTAGTGCTAGCCTAGCTAATCTATCTTTTAATGATTCTGCCGCCTTAATAGTTTCTGTACCCGAATCCGTATTCACGCCTGTACTCATATCAGATTCAAGTACGTCCTTAAATGCAGCTAGTGCATAATCGTCCTTCTGAAATTCAATATCACTAGCCTTAAGCCATGCTACCGCCTCAAACATCTTATTCCTTCTGGCGTTATTATGCTCCTGCATACTAGCCTTCTGTAGCATACTAATAGCCTTTGCCAAAACTACTTCATTATAGTTACGCTCTTTCACCATAGATTTCAACTTGGTTACTTGCTTCTCACTATATATAGTATAGAGTTGCATTAAGGTGATACTCTTATACAGCTTACGTTGTAGGCTGGCGGCTGGCATCCGGCGACACCTCTTATAAATCTCGTCTTCTATACTATTCTTAACAGCTTCTATAATATCGGTGTATTGTACCACTATGCTACTACCGTCACTTAATTCTACCTCCGTAATGTCTAACTCCCCTGCCCCTGTCCTACAGATGGTTGGATTACTACTAGCTAGCATTAATAATTCTTCTGCCGTAGGAGGTAACAAATCATTGACCCAATCTTGTAGGTTCTTTAAGAAGTACTCATTCATTCCTTCCTTCTCACTGCCCTGTAATAGGCAAGACTCTAAGCAGAATTGAAACTCTCTCTTATTAGCTTCCTTTCTTACTTTATAGCCTTTGGCTATCTTAATTAACCTACTCTCCTGCTTAAGTAGCCTGTGCAACATACATAATAATTGGCTAGTCTTATTAGCTTGCTTACATATAGTATTATTCGCATGCAGGGCGATGCTCTTTGCGTTATCTCCTACTATCCGTAGTAACCCATGATGGCGCAGTACCGTTAAAATCGCACCTGATACTAAACCTTTATAATTATCTCCTATCTTAGTCCTATATTTAAAGGACTTTACCACTTGGTTATAATCGGCTAGTGGATGATTAGTCATGAATAGCATATCATCAGTATTATCACTATTATCACTATTGCTAGTACTATCATCCAATTTTAAAATGATACCTGTATAATTGCACACTAGCATACTCATGCCTTCATCCCATTGCGAAACAAGTTCTTATGGTTCTCCGTAGCTTTACTATGAAACTTACTCTCCAACCATACCTCTCCCATACCATTATCCAAACCTATTATATCCCGGTATGAGTAACCTACCCTAATCACCACCTCATCGCCCTTTATTCTCAATTCAATGTAATGGCCTATTCTTTTAATATATATACTATCTACCATAGTACGTAATTGTTCAATAGTCATAATTTTACTACTCCTTGTTGCCTTGGACTATTAGTTATATGCCCAAGGTCATACTGTGATGCCAGATCACTTTTTCGATTATATCAGAAATATCAAATCAATGCAATATTTGATATTTATTGATTTATTCATTTTTCCCCTGCACTAATCTGGACTAGCACCTCCTGACTAATCACCACTGCACTACTATCTCTCCACGCCTGCTCCAATTCTACTCCTATCTTCCTATCCTTACTCTCCTCCCTTAGCCTTTTCCTAGCTAGCCTTTTCCTTTCCAGTAGTCGAAGTTGTTCTACCTCTCTCTCCTCTACCGTCATTGCTAGTAATTTCCTTCTCTCTGCTAGTTGCTCCTCCCTATACTTAGCCTTTAATTCCCTATCCAGTCTATTTAATTCTAATGCATCCCTTAGTTCCTCGCTACTAGCTTTAATATCTAAACCCTCCATATTACCATTCCTCCCCTGTCGGCGCGTCTATCTTATTCTCTTCCCCGAATACTACCTGATTATCATCCGCATTCCTTGTATTGCGCAGTAAATTAGTAACTAGTGACCTAGTCTTATTATCTACACTAGCCAACCATTTAACACTATTATTACCTAAATCAAACGTAGCAATATACGTATTTTTCTGGAACGCCACTACTACATCCTTATCTTCCGGTGCTACCAGTATAGTATTACCTTTAGTATATATTTTTACACCTTCATAATATATACCACCATTACCATTACCACTACCACTACTATTATCTTCTATGGCCTTAGTGTTACTTATTATAGCTAAATCCTCAAACTCCTTCAATTGCCCCTTAATATAAGGATGCCACTGCAATGCCGCCAAGTAGTAGCAGTGGAACTCATGCGGTGTTACTCCTGTCCTTTCACTACAAAACATAGCATCAGTCGGCGAAGGATCAACATTAGCTAGTAACTTCTTATACTCTGGTATCATTACTAAATTTACCACCTCCTCAATACTATTCTTTCCTCCTGTTAGTTTCTGCTCAATAAACCTAACTCTATTATCTATCCATATCTTCTCCCCTGTTCCTGCTAGCATCTTATTCAGCCTATCATGCTCCTCCCTACTGAATTTCCTATAAGGTAATCCCTCACAGCTTATACTCCCTACATTATCTATTACTACCTCTGGCACTACCTCTGGCACTTCTAGCCTATTATTCATATCACTACTCATATCACTACTCATTTGTCTATTACTCCTTTCACTACTAACTGCGTACTTAACGCTAACACTTCCCCTTCTACTATCTTTTCTATATGTGTCTTAATCTGATAGCTTAGTCCTGGCTTCCATCTATACTTATCTTTACCCTCTGTAATCTTCATAACAGCTAACCCTTTATAATATACTACACAACTACCCGCCCTACCTCTTAAAACTACATAGTTATTATTATAGCTTAGTCTAATATCTTCTAAGCATCCTGTAATAGTATCCATGGTACTAACTCCTTATGGTTTAATATTTACACAGGGAAAAGATGAAGTTTTTTATTTTTCCTTTTCCAGTGATTATCTATAAGTCTATACGAAAGTAGGGTAAGGTACAACGATGATAGGTCTAATATATGGGATATTTAGGATATTGCACTAAGCAATTCCCTAACCTATATACTTGCAGTCTAATATTTGAAGTAACAATATACTAAGTCTATACACTTTATAATAGACTTACTCTAGCCCATTTTCGTATAGACTTCTAAAAAACTTTCAAAAGGCCAAAAACAAAAAACATTGAAAAACTTCTATATTCATACTATTCTTATCCTATTACTATTCTTATCCTATCCTATCCTATCCTATCCTAGCCTATCCTAGCCTATTCTTATCCTGATTGTAGCATAGTATCCCGTCTGAGTAGCTACTAGATCCTACCTTATACCCCTAGTGTGTCATTATGCCGCATATTATGCCACATATTATGTCCCAGAATAGTACACATAGTGTCCTAGAATGGTACACCTACTCCCATAGTGTGATACTAGGTCACTGCTACCACAGTACCCTTGCCCCCATTATGGCCATAATTACAATACGGGAACAAACTAACATTAACACCTTTTAATTATACGTTAATGTTAGTTTAACCATCCCTTCGCTAGCCTACCCCTATGCCAAGGCATGCATAAATACACACATACAGGAGTAACACCCATGATCGAACTTATATTAGAAAGCGAGTATCACCTTACGGACGCGTCCGTAGATATGAACGGTAACCTAGTACTATGCATTAATAGTACGGACTGCGTATCGGACGATTCTATCCGTGAACTCAAAGCCTCAATATCGACCTATATGGCCGATTTGCGCCCAAACCACAGTATTACAAACGATGAATTAAGTACGAGTATGACGCTAGTATCCGAGCTGTTGTTCAGACAGGCCGTACTATCAGGTCTCTCAGCATGAATGCACTATATATTAAGTACATAGTGCTGTTTAGTAAAATGGGGTGCAGTAGTGCAGCATCATTGCTAGCCCGCCCCGCTTCTTATGGTAGCTATCCCCCTATCACTGCCCCTTTATTATCCAGCATACAGGATGAATTGGCTTATGTGGGCGCTCCCACATGGCTATTCAATAGCCTAGTGTGGCATGTTGCAGAAATGTCCCAAAGCGGGACAATCTCCATCAAATAGGGTAATATACCTATGTCAGCGGATAGACCGAGTCCGCAAGTTATAAACAAAAATGGAGTTATCATGACAGAAGCATCAGAAACACAGACCGTACCAAACGGCTATACAGCCGAAACCTTAGCCGCCAAGGCTAAGCAGCCGGACGGGACGACAAAAGAATACTCATACACGGTGGCGAAGCCCACCACAGCAAAGCTAGCCGAATTGTTGACTGAAGGTGGCGATATTGCCGCCATGCTAACGGACGCATGCTTCAATGGTGTGAAACAGGCTGCTAGAAACATGGCAGTCCGTGACTTGTTGGCAGGTATTACGCTCGTCATGCCCGATGACTTGCTACGAATCAGCTTGGACATGGCCGCAAATCGTGCCAATAATGGAGAAGCACTCGTTCTCCAACGTGAATTACAAGCCTTGGTTATAGAAGTAGCCAACGCTGCATCAATTAGCAGCGCGGGCATTACTAAGATCAGGAAGTTGATTAGTAGTGCGGCAGGATTAGCCCTAGCTGCTAACCCGTTAAAGGCCAAAGTGCAGAAGTTATTGGAAGCGACGGCTTCGAGTATGGATGATACCACGATCACCAGATTGTCAACCCCTCTGAATAATCTGTTGGAGGCTTGTACTCCAGCAAGTGAGGAGGACTTCGACTTTTAATCCAGGGTAACTTGCCCCGTATGTGATAAGCATACGGGGTGATTTACTACCTACTATTGATACTGATTCTCATTATCGTAGTCGCCCTCGCTTCGCTTCGGGAATAGATAGTGCTACGCACGCTTTAGAAGCATTACATTACAACCCATGGGCAGTAGGCAATAGTCACTCCGTTCCTATGTAATAGATAAGACATAACAAGCAGTAGGCAGTTCGCTAGCTCACAGTTATCACCATTACATATAACCCATAGGCGCAGGCAGTTCACTACGTTCACGGACATAGATAATAGCATAGGCATTGTAACCATTAGATAAAGGTAGTCACTACTCGTTCCTTCCAGTCAAAACTATACAAGCAAGGGGGTAGCCACCCTTTTCACTTCTGGTTACACGCGGCATTCAAGGGAGAACATAAAAAATTTCCGAAATTTTTCCAGATATAGGTTTGTAATCCTATTCTTGATGAGGTAATATACAGACATGGCATTAGCAGAATATAATAGAGTAGGTAAGGATCTGAGTCCACAGCAGGAGCGGGTAGCCGATCTGCTGGCGGCGGGTTGTAGTCCTGCGCAGGTGTCCGGTGCTACCGGTTACAGTCTTAGTTATATTAGCGAATTGGGCAAGCTGGTCGGATTTAAGGAGGTCTTAGTTAAAAAGGCCAGTAAGAGGGTAGAAAGAGACGTTAAATTGCAGGATGGCTATGATAGTGTGGAAGGCATGCTATTGATTGGTATTAAGGAAAGGGCGGCTACTGCAGATATGAGTGAGTTGAGTAGGGCGTTAGATGTAGTGGCGAAGAATAATCCCAAGAAGGGTAAGTTTGGAGGGAGTGCAGAGGGCAGTAATAGTGGTGGTGCGGTTAGTGTTACTATCAATTTGCCAGCCCATGTGCTACAGCCTCTTAATATCCAGACCAATAGTAGGAATGAAGTAATAGAAGTCGGTGGGAGAGCAATGGAACCCTTGACGGCGGCTGCAATTCAGAGTAGGCTTAACGCATTACAATGATAGGAGGAACCCAAGATGCCAATAGCCAATTTAACACGGATTCAGATTCTAGCCCGCTCCTTAAAAAAGATGCAAGCCAGAAAGTAACCCTCAATTCAACAGATATTAAAGTAAGGTGCAGATCGGATTTAGATTTCTTTAGTGCCTTGCTACTGGTAGGCATTCCCTTAGAAGCCTACCCACCATATTACCATACGCTATGGCAGCTATTTACTACCTTAAAGATGGATACCAGCAAGGTGTTTAGATTTGCACTAGGGTTACCCCGAGGTCACGCCAAGACTACCTTCGTTAAGCTGCTAATATGCTGGCTAGTCCTATACCATCGTGCGCACTTTGTGTTGATGGTCTGCTCCACGGAGCCACATAGCTATAATATGATGGATGATGTGGATTATATGCTTAGTGGTGCTACTGTACGTAAGATATGGGGCAGTTGGAAGGCAGGATTAGTAAGGGATACTAAAGGACTAAAGAGAGGTAAGTTCAATGGTGAAGAGGTAGTGCTGGCTGCATTGGGCGCTGGTACTAGTGTTCGTGGTTTGAATATCCTAAACACCCGCCCCGATGTTATCATTATGGATGATATACAAACTAAGGAATGTGCTAAGAGTGAGGTAGAGAATCAGGCATTATTAGAGTGGCTTACAGGCACACTGCTTAAATGTAGGGATATGGATAGCGCATTACTAATTTATATAGGCAATATGTATAATGAGGACTGCATACTTAACCAATTAAAGCTGCATACGCAGTGGCAAAGTTTCGTTATTGGTGCTATACTCGCCGACTGGACTACCCTATGGCCAGCCAAGTTCACACTAGAGCAACTACTGGATGAGTATAGGCACGATAATAGTTTGGGGTTAGGGGATGTATGGTTTAGTGAGGTGATGAATATCCCAGTCGGCGGTAGGCTGAGTCTGCTACCGGAGGGTAAAGTGCCATCCACCCCTATTATAGACGGGGAAGTACCGATAGGATGTTTTATTACTATTGATCCTAGTGGCTACCGGAAGGATAGTGACGATACCGTAATATCAGTCCATTGCATCTATGCACCAATGCATTATAGGGTGGAAGAAGTAGTAGCCAAGGTGATGACACCCGGAGTGTGTATTGATACGTCACTGCAGCTGGCGGAGGATTGGGGCGCTACTCATATATTCGTGGAGACCGTAGCCTATCAGCAGTCCCTAAAGTGGCATTTAGAGGAGGCGGTTAAGACTATGATTGGTAAGGGTAAGGACTTGATCATATTAGAGCTAAAGCCCGCACGCCGAAATAAGACTAGCCGCATCAGGACATGGATTAAGAGTCTATTGGACATTACCTACAGTCTAAGGAAGTCCGTTAGGAATGCTGTCATGTTCCAGGCGCTAGGATTCCGCATAGAACGTACGGATAATACAGATGATATACTAGATGCGTGTGCATATGGTATAGATGTAAGAAATGAATATCAGGACGTGTTGCTAGATGCTTATGCCCGGCTGTCAGATGACCTACTCCATAGTGGTGGTCTGGCGTCCGGGGGTGTAGTAGACAACAACAGTTTCCTAGATCATAGATAGAAGGGGATAATAATGGCTAATGCCTTAGTTTTAAGTCAAAAATCACAGGATAGTCTGATCAAGTATTGTAGTTCAGTACTAGAGGCAAAGAGGAGATTCACGCAGTTCACAGCAAAGCTGACGGCGGTGGATGTAGCCTATGCCTGCTATAAGGCCAAATTAAGTAAGGATGCACAGCCTATAGATGGCGTGGATCTGCAGAAGTTAATCCCTAGTGATGATACCACCATACCCATCATAGCCAGTCAGGTGGACAGTGTAGTAGCTTACCTTGTGGACGTATTCTTGTCCGGCTATCCTATGTTTCCAGTTGTATCGAATAGTAAGAATAAGCTACTCTCGGAGAAATTTGAGGCCATTGTAGACAATCACGCTACCAAGGGGCGATATGCTAGGCAGTTCCAGATGATATTCCGCGATGCGGCGAAGTATAATTTCTGTGCGTTAGAGGGTAGGTGGGATAGTATGGCGGAGTTCACTCGCGCCTTCGCCGACACGTTTAGCTCTTCTGGGGAGCCTACGCTGGACACAGAGCAGTTCCTAACACTAGCTAAACGCATAGATCCCTATAATGCCATCTGGGATTACCGTAAGATGCCAGCGGATGTGGCCGAGAAGGGTGAGTATGGCGGTTATGTCGAGTTAATGGGTAGAATAGAGTTAAAGAGGCTACTGAATAGATATAGTGCTAATAAGACGCATATGAATGTAACGATGGCTATCAAGAATAAGGCAGGTATTAGTGGCAATGGGGATAAGTTTGCAGGTAGTACTAACATAGCAGCCGCCGGAAAGCCTATTACCTATGTGGATAAGCCTCAAATTAGCCAGTATATTGATAGTACGGCGTATGCCCAGGGCGGCACATGGCTGGAATGGCTAGAAGGCCAACAAGGGGCACAGGGCATCTACCCCGGGTATTCCAACATGTACGAAGTCGCTACACTATATGCTAGAATAATCCCCAAAGAGCACGGCATTAAAGCCCCTCGTGAGAATACTCCTCAGATTTGGAAGCTGCAAGTAGTAAATGAGCAAGTACTAATATACGCACAACCGGAGTATACGCCTCATGATAGGTTACCTATCCAGTTTGGCCAGAGCATCGAAGATGGTTTCGGTTATCAGACTCGTAGTATCGGAGAAGCACAAATACCATTCCAGATTGCAGGCTCTGATATGTACAATATTAGGATTAGTAGTGCTAAGCGTGCTATTAACGATCGTGGTATATATGACGCCACACTGATAGACAGTACAGATATTAACAGTCCTACGCCCGCAGCTAAGATTCCCGTCCGTAACCTTAAGATGGGTAAGACACTGAAGGATGCCTATATGCCTATTCCGTTCCAGGATGGTAGCACTACGGGCGCTATGCAGGACTTACAGCAGACTCTCAATATGGCTAATATGATGTTCGGTATTAACCCCTTCCGCCAGGGGCAGCCCATGAAGGGTAACCGCACCCTAGGAGAGTTTAATAAGATTGATAATGGAGCGGATCTACGGTCTAGGATGATAGCCCTAATGATGGAGATGCAGATATTCATGCCTCTTAGGGATACCATCAAACTAAATATTATCACAAACAAGGATAAGATTACCGCTCTAAGTTTCAACACTGGTGAACTACATACTGTGCAGTCTAGTGATTTTATTGACACTGTGATAGAGTTCAAGATAGCCGATGGCTTTACGCCGAAGTCCAAGTTGGCGGATACACAGCAGCTACAGCTAGCCTTCCAGACCTTACAGCAAGTACCTGGGCTAGCCCAAGGCTATAACATGCCTGATCTATTCGCCCACCTGATGAGTCTAATTGGTGTTAAGAACTTGGCACAGTATCAGTATGATCCTCAAAGTAAGCAGGCTATCATAGCCGCCGCCATGCCGTTCCTGAACGAAATGCTACAGATGGCGCAAGCACAACAGGCACAGCCCGGTAAGGTTAGCCAGCAGGGTCAACAGCAGCAGCCAGCGCCGATAGTGCCGGGAAGATAGTAATGGACGCCACCGAAGTACAGCGCATACTACAAGATAACAAGGCTAAGAATTTCGTACGCAGGATTATAGCTGCAGGTATTAGTCCCGTTATGAACAACGCCGATGGTACTGTATCCTCTGAACTAATGTCTAGTGCTGAAGTCGACGGGAAGGGTATAGCCTATCCTAATATAGTACAGGGCAAGGATGGGAAGTTAGTTCGATTGGCACCCCGTGAAGCTATAGACTATGCCTTGAAGCATAAGCAATTTGTCAGCTTTAAGACTCCGAAGGAGGCT